GGGCCAACAAGAAGGCGAGTATTATACTCCAAACGATTCACAATGGCATATTGATAAATTAGGCCAAATTTACAAATTTAATACTGACATTCCTGCTATGAAAATACCAGAACGTTCATTATTTATCTTACAAGAAATTGGATGTAAAGTTACTCAAAATGAATTTATTACAATTAAAATTCATGATGGTTTATATGATGAGTCAAATAAGTTTTATTTTATGTCTGGACAAAAAGAAACTAGATTAAGAACACACTTACCTTTATTAATGCATCAAGCAGATCATATGGCAGCTCAAATTGAATTTGAGTTATGGGATAATGCAGCTAACCCAAAATCTACGTCTAAACCAGCAAACGCTACTAAAGGTGATAAGACACTTAGAGCAGCTAAAAAAGTAAACACACAAAATAACCCGAATCTAAAAAAGGCAACAATGGATGTCATAGATTCATTTTTTAAAGATTAATAATGGAAATAATACTTAGTATAATATTAACAGCTGTTATAGTTGCTTCGTTTTTTATTGTAAAAAATTTAATACAAAAAAATGAAATATTAGAAGACTTTATATCAAAACAAAGTGAAGCTATTAATGCTTGTGATCAAAGGTTAAAAGAAGTAGACAATAAAGGTATTTTCCAAGCAGACGATGAAATAGGATGGATGTTTGGAGAAATTAAAAAAATACAAGAAGCTCTAAACGAGTTTACCCTTAAATAAAAATTAGTAAAAACCACATGTCAAACAAACTTAAGTATGCCCCTACCCCTCCCCCAGAACCAGTAATCACTGGTTCTCTTGAGCCCGGACCTAAAAAGAGAGGAAGAAAAAGAACAAAAAAACAATATTTTACCCCAGATACAGATTTAGCTATAAAAGAATATTTAGCTTCTACCAACCAAGATGAAAGAGACATTATATTTTCTCGAAGAATACATTATCCTTTCTATAAATTAGCTGAAAATTTAATCCACACATTCAAATTCTATTATACAGAAGTAGATGATTTAGAAGATTTAAAACATGAAGTAATTTGTTTTCTTTTAGAAAAACTAGATTATTTTAAACCAGAAAAAGGTACCAAAGCATTTAGTTATTTTTCAATTGTGGGAAAAAATTATCTTATCTTATATAATAACAACAATTACAAGAAGAAAAAACAAAAAGCAGACCCAACTGCGGCAGACGAAGATGAAGGTGTTTTACATCAATTAGGTAGAGATCAACGTAAACAAGATATAAAAGACTTTATAGATTATTTTACAGAATATACTGATAAACATATGTTTACTATGTTTAAAAAAGACAAAGATAGAAAAGTATGTGATGCAATAAATGTACTTTTTAAACGTAGAGAAAATATAGAAATATTCAATAAAAAAGCCCTATATATTTATATAAGAGAAATGACAAATGTAGATACTCCAGTTATTACTAAAGTAACTAAAAAATTAAAAGTCCTATATAAAGAACTTTACTCCCAATTTATTGAAACAGGGTATGTAAAAGTCTAGAAATCCCATATTTATAATAAAATAATATGGATTCATTAAATCAAATACTTTTTGACGATAAATCCTTCGGAGATTTATTAAAAGAAATTCATGGTAATCAAAAGAAAAAGGCAAAACAACTTGCTTCTTTAATTGCTGAATTACGTCCTTTAGTCCAATCTTTAGGAGATGCTACTGTAGTAGTCCCTTTAATTAAAGAATATATGGAAATTAGTGTTAAAAATGACGATCAATTAATTAAAATGGCAGCTATTGTACAACGTTTATCTACAGGCGCTGCTTCAACAGGAGATGGTGGTTTATTAACTAATGAAGAAATGGATCAATTAATGGATGTAGCTGAAGAAATAGCAAAAACTGTTGAAAAACCTAAACAATTAGAAGAACCTCAAAATGGTATACAAAAGTAATAATTCACAAATAACTAGGGGAAGAAAATTAAATAATTCTCAATTTTTAGCAGTAAGGATTTTAGATGTAATTTTAGATTTAAATCACCCTATGGTTGAAAAATATGGGGGATATGATGCTATAGGTACTATAAGTTATACTTCTTTAGATGATAATACACCTTTAGAAAGACCATGGATAAGTGGAGATACAGCTGTCCCTTTATTTTCATTTATTAAAAAATACCCATTAATAAATGAAATAGTTTTAATATTATCAACATATGATAAAAATGTATATTCTGATAATGGAAGGACAAATTACTACTTACCCGAATTAAACATATGGAATCACCCTCACCATAACGCACTTCCTACAATGATGGGGAGTACAGATGAACAAACAATAAGAGATTATCAAAAAACAGAAGCAGGAATATCTAGACAAGTAACAGATGGTTCTACAGATATCCCACTAGGAAGATATTTTCAAGAACAATTAAATATAAAACCTTTATTACCATATGAAGGAGATACTATAATAGAAGGAAGATTTGGAAATACTATAAGATTAGGATCAACTTCAAAAGAAACAAAAAGAATAGGAACAAAAGAAATACAAGTAATACCTACAGAAAATCAAAATAGATGGAGTAATGAGGGAACAACAGGAGATCCAATAATAATAATTAGAAATGGACAAACAAAAGAAACAGACGATAAAGGATGGCAACATATAACTGAAGATATAGATTTTGACGATTCAAGTATATATTTAACATCTAACCAACAAATAACAGGTTTTACCCCAGCTTCAGATAAAGTACAATCTTATTATTCTAAACCAACATCCCCATTATAATGGTTAAGAAAAAAACTATAACACTTGAACCAGATATAGAAAATCTTCCATTCACAGAAGATTTACAAGAGGATATAATACTTTCATCTCCTCGAAAAATAACACAATTAGAAATAATTGAGGAAGAACAAATATCAGGATTACCTTTTTACACAGATGAAAATACTTCATTTATAATAGAAAAAAAATCAGATACTCAGTTTATATATCCTACAGATGAAATTATATTAAATACAAAAACTAAACCTACAGAAAAAGTACCTGAATTATTTATATTATCTTCAGGAAGCTTAAATGAAATAACAAGTCCTTTAGAACAAAATATAGGAAGTTATTATAAATTAAAACAATTAATATCTTATAACTATGAACATCCTTTATATTATGAATTAAATAATTATCCAGGAATAGATAAAAAATATAATGGAGAAGAAATAGTTCAAAATCTTAGAGATTTAATGGAAAATTGTGTAGATAGAATAATAGAAGCTTATCCTAATTTTATATTAATTTCAGCTTATAGATCTTTAGAGTTAAATAGGATGATAGGAGGTTCTCATGATAATAATAGTCATATAAAAGGGTGTGCTATTGATTTTAAAGTATCTGAAGAGCATACATCTTATGTTTTTAATTGGTGTATTCAAAATTTACCTGAATGGCATGAATTAATGTGGGCTTATCCTGAAAGAGGAAATAAATCTTGGATTCATCTATCATATAAAAAAGGAAAAAATATAAAATCTACAACATTAGCTTCAGAAAGAGAAAATATACATGATTCGTATGATGGTGAAAGAAGAGGAATAAAAAAAGAATACCAAGAAGGAATAAAAAATGCAAATCAAAATTTAGTATAATATGAGTTACATACCAGACTTACCAGGAATATATCAAGGAAAACAAGTAATAATTAATTCAGATAGATTAGTATTTAATGCTAAAGAAGAGTCTATACTTTTATATTCAAATGAAGCAATAGGTTTTAGTACTAATGGAAGCTTTCATTTTGACACAGGAATTTTAGATGAAAATAAATTTGTAGTTAATGCGCCTAACATATATTTAGGTTTAAATTATGAGGGGGATTTACCTTATAGCCCAGCAGTATTAGGATATGAATTAGGGGAATATCTAGGAGCAGACGATGGAGTATTAGCTATATTAGAAGATATAATAGATGTAATAACAGGACAATTAACCTTTATTTCCCCATTTCCAGATCCTTTAACAGGTAGAATAAAAAAGACAGCCCCTAATTATACCCCAAATTATGGTAAATTTAGAAATATTATAAATAGAATCCATACTTTACAAAAATCTGTAGGAGATTTTAAAAGTAATATAACAAAAATAGCATAATATGTCAGCAGAACAACTAACAACAATATTAAATCAACAATGTGGGGGTGTAATATCTAAAGCTAAAACAAAAGTAAAAGCTGAAGGTAAAAAACAAGTAATGAAAGTATTAGAAAAATTACCTTCTAAAGATGATATTAAAGAAAAACTAATATCAGGAGCTTGTAGTATAGCTGCTCAGCGAAAAATGAAAAGAATTTATAATAAAATCCATGGATTAATATCAAAACTAGAAAATATATTATTAAAAGCTCAGGGTAAATTACAATCTATAAAAGCAAAAATAGATAAAATTATAATGAGCATAATACCAAAATTACAAATGATTATGGGTATATTAGCAATTATAATCCTAGTAGTAAAAATAATTATAATTATATCCCCAGCTATATTATCAGCATTATCAGGCCTTTTAGCTAGTGGTATTCTTATACAAAAAATAGCAATGGCTATTTTAAAAGCTCAATCAACAACAGCAGAATATGGGGGCACAATAACAGCCATAACAGATCAGCTAAAAAAATATACTAAAATGGCATTAAAAATTATAGCTACAATAGCTGTAGCTATTGCCCTAATACAACCTGTATTAGCATTTGTACAAAAAATAAAAGCATTTATAGAATTTTTATATTTAATGTATCTCTCAATGTGTAATACTTCAGACACCTCAGTTATGGATAGTGAGGGAAATATAAACCCAGAAGTATTAGAAGCAAAAATATTAGAAAGAGACCCTACAGGATTAGCAGAAGAAGATATTCAAGGATTTGTACAAGAATTAATAGCATCAGGAGATTTAAACGTATATTCAGGGGATTCAGGGGATTTAGGAGATTCAAATTTAGATGGATTAGGTAATGCCAGTGGAACAGGAAATACAAACCAACAAACAGATTATGGATTAGGTGGAGAAGGAGGATTAGGAGGATATGGCAATACAGGTATAATATCAACAACTACAGGATTTAATGGCCATACAGGGATAGGAAATGATACAAGACCTAATAACGAATTATATGGTATTTCAGAAAAGTTAAATTCATTATATGAAGACCTTATAATAGAACTTCAAGGACAAGGTAAAATGGAAATAGTAGAACATTTAAATGCACTTGATTTTGGATTTAAAACACGATTTGAAAGAAAAATTGTACCAATAACTTAAAATAATTTATATTTATAACAAACAACAATTAACAACATGAAAGCAAAAACTTTTGAAAACCTAATTAGAAAAGTAGTTAGAGAAGAAATCGATTATGCGTTACGTAGAGAAATGAAAACACTTAAAGAAGATTTACGTGATGAATTAAAACCAACAATAGTAGAACACACTGAGAGAATAGTAAAAGTACCTAATAAACCCTCAGGACCTCCAACTAGTGTATTAAGAGAAAAAATTATGGGATCAAACCCATTACCTAAAAAACCACAAACAAAACAAAATTTTACAAATAATTCTACATTAAATGATTTGTTAAATGAAACAGCACAAGGAGATACAAACACAGAATCAGGAAACGCACCTGTAAGTATGGCTCAACCTTTCTCAACAGGAGCCCCAATGCCTATGGATACAACAGGAATGCCAGATTCAGTAGCAAGTGCGGTAACAAAAGATTATAGTGGTTTAATGGAAGCAATAGCTAAGAAAAAAGGAAGATAATATATGCCTATAATTCAAGGAACAAAAAGAATAAACCCCCTAGATATTAACAAAAATGTTACTATAGGGGTGGCCTTTCCTTTGGATGAAACTAATATGTTTAGGGGAACACCAACAACTAAAGAACAAGTAAAAACAAATTTATTAAATTTACTATTAACAAAAAAAGGAGAAAGAATAAATCATCCTGAATTTGGAGTAGCTTTACAAGATTATTTGTTTGAAAATGATATAAATGAAGAAGTATTATTTGACCAAATATTTAACCAAGTACAATATTATATCCCTGAAATAACATTAATAGACACTAACATAGAATTAATCTCTGATAAACATACATTAATAATAAAATTAGTATACCAGTTTAATTTAGATCAAACTAGAGATGCTATTACAATTACCATTTAATAATGACCTACAATAAAATATCAAATAAATCACAAGATAAAGACGTTAAATATATAAATAAAGATTATAATTCTTTTAAAAATAATTTAATGGAATTTGCTGAAGTATATTTTCCTAATAATTTTAACGATTTTAGTGAAGGTAATCCAGGTATGATGTTTATGGAAATGGCAGCTTATGTAGGAGATGTCTTATCTTTTTACACAGACACACAGTTGAGAGAATCTATGTTATTATTTGCTCAGGAAGAAGAAAATTTATATAATTTAGCTTATACATTAGGTTATAAACCTAAAACAACAACAGCAGCCAGTACAGATTTAGAAATATTTCAATTAGTACCCTCTATATTACATAATAGTGCATATGTTCCTGATTTTACTTATGCATTAACAATAAATCAAAATTCTACATTTAAATCAACAGAAGGTATTAATTTTTACACAACAGATTCTGTAAGATTTAACAATTCCTCTTCTTTAGACCCAACAGATATTAGTATTTACCAATATGACAATTCAAGTAATCCTGAATATTACTTATTAAAAAAGAAAGTAAAAGCAATATCAGGAGAAGTAATAACACAAACCTTTTCTATAGGAGCTCCTGAAAGATTTAAAACAATAAATATATTTAATAATGAAATAATATCAATTGAATCAATAGTAGATGATAAAGGAAATAAATGGACAGAAGTACCTTATTTAGCCCAAGATACTGTTTTTGAAGAAGTTGAAAACACAGGAGCTAATGATCCTTTATTACATCATTATAATGCACAAACTCCTTATCTTTTAAAATTAAAAAAAGTACCAAAAAGATTTGTATGTCGTTATAAATCAAGAGGAGAACTAGAAATACAATTTGGCCCCGGATCAACAGATAATGCAGATCCAATAATTACTCCTGATCCTAATAATATTGGTTTAGGAATTAAAGATGGAAGATCTAAATTAGATACAGCTTATGATCCATCAAACTTTTTATACACTAAAGCCTATGGAGAAGCCCCAGCAAACACAGTTCTAACAGTTAGGTATATTATAGGGGGAGGTTTACTTTCAAACGTAAATTCAGAAACTATTACAATAGCAAATGAAATTAGTACAACTCCTCAACCGAATTTACCATCAATAGCTATGTCTAATTTTGTAAGAGGATCAGTAGCATCTAATAATCCAGAAGCTGCTCGAGGAGGAGGTGCTGGTGATAGTAGAGAAGAAATAAGAATGAATGCTATGGCTAATTTTTCTGCACAAAGCAGAACAGTAACAAAAAATGATTATTTAATTAGAACTTTATCTATGCCTCCTAAATTTGGAGGTATATCAAAAGCCTATATAACTCAAGATGATCAAATAACTCCTATGACAAATGAACCTAATCGTATTCCAAATCCCCTAGCCTTAAATTTATATACTTTAGGATATGATGCTAATAAAAAACTAACAACATTAAATACAGCAACTAAAAACAATTTAATGACTTATTTAGAGCAATATAGAATGTTAACAGATGCTATAAATATTAAAGACGGTTTTATAATTAATTTTGAAATAGAATTTGAAATAACTGCTTTTAAAAATTATAATAACCAACAAGTATTATTACAATGTATATCAGAAATAAAAGATTATTTTAATATAGATAAATGGCAGATAAACCAACCAATTATTATATCTGAAGTAGAAAATTTAATAGCAGGAGTACAAGGTGTACAAACATTAGAAAGAATATTATTTAAAAATAAAACAGGATCTTCATTTGGATATTCTAAATATAGATATGATTTTGGAGGTGCAACTAAAAAAAGAGTAATTTACCCTTCATTAGATCCAAGCATTTTTGAAATCAAATATCCAGATGCAGACATTAAAGGACGAATAACAACATATTAAAATGGCATATTATCACATCTTTCCACAAACAGATACAACAATATATAGTCATCCTGATAGACTTCATTTAAACACGGGGCATGATGAAATCATTGAAGTAGTAAAAGAAAAAGGAACATCAGACCAAAAACATTATCCTTCAAGAATATTAATGAGATTCTCAAATGAAGACCTTACAGAAGCAATTACAAATGTTATAGGATCCTCAGATTTTAATACAAACACAACATGTAGTTTAGAATTAACTTCAACAGAACCAAAAAACCTAACCCAAATATTAAATTTAGAAGCATACGCTGTATCACAATCTTGGCAAGAAGGATCAGGAAGGTATTCGAACCTACCTACAGGTTCAGATGGAGCAAGTTGGTTACAAAGAAACGGAAGTACAATATATGAAAATAAATGGTTTAGACCAGGAGCAGGAGTAGCATATTCAGCTATTTATGATGGTACTAATAATAATGATGGTGTAATAGGAGGTTTTGAAATAGAAAATTACACAGAAGACCCAACAGGAAACCCTTCATATTTAACCCCAGGAACTACAGGTTCTATTAGTAGTTCAGTTATAACTCATGGAGGAGGAGTATGGTACACAGGTAGTGGTTTTATAGGAAATCAACAATTTTTATATGGTGATGAATTAGATATCAATATGGATATAACAGATATCGTAAAAAAACATAGCGCGAGTTTATTTTCAAGTCAAACATATCCAGATGGTATTCCTAATTATGGTTTTTTATTAAAACAACCAGACACAGTTGAATCAAATACAACAAGTAGTTTTGGAGAAATGCAATATTTTTCAGTAGAAACAAAAACAATATACCCACCAACTTTAACTTTTAAATGGGATGACAGTATACATAATAAACAATCTGTAGCTAAAAAATCAGGCCCCTTAAATGTAACTCTTTATAATAATCAAGCTGAATATAATCAAAATGATGTAGCTAAACTTAAAGTTCATGTAAGAGATAAATATCCTACAAGAGAATTTTCTACAACATCAAATTATTTAAATGTAGGATATTTTACAACAAGTTCTTTTTATAGTGTAAGAGATGCTCACACTGAAGAAGAAGTCATTCCCTTTGATCATTCTAATACTAAAATGAGTACTGATGATGAAGGAATGTATTTTAAGTTATATATGAAGGGATTACAACCAGAACGATATTATCGTGTTTTATTTAAACATAAAAACAATGATGGTACTACTATATATGATAATGATTATTATTTTAAAATAGTTAGATAATGGGGGGTTTTGATTCAGATAAAAAAATAACAAAAAGCTCTGTAGAAAAATTAAAACTAAGCAAAAAAGTATTTAATAACAAAGAATTTGATGATGTTATTGATAGAAATTTTTCTAGTCTTATTAAAACACAAAGACCTATTTCTATAGATAGATTTTTTGGTGTTTATAGAGAACTATTTTATAAAATACAAAAATCAGGAGAACAAAATGATAATTCATCTACAGGGGATGCAGAAAATAAATCTCATTGGGAGTTAATAAGAGAAAGTCAAGACCATTTAAATAATTATATTGATTGGAGAGATAAAGTAATAGATGATTTATTTAAAAAACTAGATGATTTAAATACTATATTAGTTAATAAACAATCAGTTGTAAATAATCAACATCCCGCATACCCTGATGGTACTTTTTTAAGGTCACCAGCTAGAAACGCAGATGGATTACCTATTTGGGTAATGCAAAATGGAGCTAAAAGAGAAATTCAAAATTATGATACTTTTAAATCTTTAAAAAAAGCATCAGGAAGGGAATATAATGAGTCTGATAATGATGTATGTCAATTATTAGAAATATCAACACTAGATGGAATATTAGATGGTCCTCCAATAACCATGGACATAGATATAAATTCTAAAAACTGGCAATCTACAGATTTAGATATAACTCTAGAAGGAATAACAGATTATATAGAATCAGAAATAACATGTTTAGAGGGATCAGATGCTTCTACATTTGCTCCTACTTTCTCTTCTAATGAACCTTTTAATGAAGACCCTTACCAACCAAGATATTCTTCTTGCGAATTAGAATACACCTCCTTAGATATTAATATTCCTGGAGATAGTAAAGAAATAACAGAAATTATATTCCCGGGAGATACTATAACAATAAGATACAGGGCAAATACAGATGAAAATATATCTTCATTAAATATTAAACAAGGATTTACACAAGAAAAAGTTCTAAAAAATACTCAAAAAGAACTAAGAGCTCCTATTAAAAAAGATGCATTTGGAAATTGGGTAGATGAATTAGGAAACCAAATATATAGATATTATGACCTTCCAGGTGTTCCTTTTAGTATGAAAAAACAATGGAAATCTTCTTATAATACAAATAAAATACAACAAAATGAAAGACTATCAGATACATCCTGGTGGTTACCTTGGAAGGACCATGGTTGGAATGATATCTCAGAACAAGAATTACAACTAAGATTATGGGATGAAGTATTTAATGATTCTTCAAATGTTTACTATAATAATGCTATTTCATGGAATGATTTTCAAGGACCTCTAGGTGGTCTTTATGGTGAAAAAATATATTTTTTAACAAATCCTGTAGGGCAAGAAGCAGGACATAGTAATATGTTCGTAGTAAAAGCAGGAACAGATACTATACTTTTAGATGAGACGAACGCTTCTTTTTATCAATGGAATGTTCAATATTATGTAATTTTAAATAAAGATTTTGAATCTACTAATCATATTAATAGATTAAAATTATCATTAAACCATTCAATACCAGGAAGTATTTTAGCCCAAAACGGAGGATATGAAGGGTTAAGAAGTTTAAGTATTATGGAATTAGAAAATTTAGCAAACCAATATAACTATCCTAAATCAGTATTTACAAATAATTGGAAAATTACAATGCAAAATGCTACTAGAAGTAATCAAAAATTAGTATATCCAGGATTTAATAATATATAGATATGTTAAGAAAAATAAAAATAGATAGAAAAATATATGAATCTCGAAAGACAAAGGAAAAAGTAAATGATAAATTTACAGAATTTCTTTTAAAAAAATATACTATAGATGAATTCTTTGATCTATATCAACAATTATTTTATGAAATTGAAAAAAAAGGAAGACTTTCTCATACTACAATAGTAGCTAAAAGCACAGAATACGCAGGAACTCCCCCTAACCCAAAAGATCAAGAAATATTAGATTTAAGAGAACAAGTAAAAAACCTACAATTTGAAATAGACTCTATACCAGAAGAACACCCCTATTTACCTAATGATATGACAGTTATTCAATCTAGAAGTGAACCCTCTCTTAGGTATTTAATGCAATCAGGAAGAAGAAGACAAATAAAAAGTGATGTGGTTTTTGATTTATTAAAATCAAGAGCAGGATATTCAAAATCAACTCCAAATGAAGACTTCTCAGTATTATTAAATGCAGATGCTATATCAGGTATATTACCGGGTCCTGATATAAACACACAAGAAGAAATAAATATAGAAATAGCTAGTGTAAATAGATTTAATCCTGGAGTAGACCCAAATGATCCTTTATCTAATATAAAAATAAAATTTGAAAAACCAGATTTAAGAATTAATCCAGCATTACCTGAAATGAATAATTATAACCCAATGGCTAATATAGAAGAACCTACTCCAACACCAGAACAGTTAGAATTAAAACCAATAATGAATACAAATTTTTTTAACCAATCAAACGTCCCTTTAAGTACTTATAGATATAAAGCAAATTCTTAAAATGTCAGAAAAAATATTAAATATATCTTCCCCCTCATCTTTTAACCCAAAGCAGAGTTCTATATCAGAAAAACAAATAGAAAAAACCTTTGGTAGAGAAGAAGACCATATAGAACTACATATTTATGATCTTAGGGATAACCTACTTCAATCTATATCAAACTTTACAGAATATTATCAGGAACAAGGAGAAGTCCCAAAATCAACACACCAGTACCCCACAAATGTAGAACCGGATATAGTTGATGAAGATTATGAAGGAGCAGGAGATATAGATACAGATACTCCTGGCCCAAATGAAGCAACAGAAGGATATTGGTTTAATACAGGACAAGAAAAAATATGGGTTTCTAATATTCCTATGCAAGTACAAGGGGGAGAAGGAGGACTAACTACAGAAATAAGTGTAGACCCTGTACTTACATTAAAAAATCTAGGATATACAACAGGCAAATATAAAGTTAAACTTACCCCTAAAAGAACAAAAATATTTAATGTATTAGGAAACCCATTTGCTATTAAAGAAATATCGTCAAATCGTAGAGAAATTAGAACAGTTACTCCTCAAATACCTAATCGTACACTTAGTGCTGCTGTTAGTGCTTTTATTTCTGAATTAGAAAGTTCTGTTTATTTTAAAGAATTCTATTTGTCTTTTGGAGAAGATATAAATATTTTAGGGATAAATATTTTATTAAATAAGGATACATCTAAATATGAAGTATTAATAAAAACCCTAGATCCTCTCCCTGGGTTTATTTCGGAACAATCAAATTTTAATATATGTGAATATATAACAGATCCTACTATTTACACTATTGATTTAGGGAATTTAGAAAATATAGAAAATTCTATACCTTTAAGAGGACCAAACACAAAAATAGATGTAAGATTAAATAATAGTATACCTTCTGATTTAAAAAACTTAAACCAAGTATTAGATTATACTGTATCTTCTTCTTATACTCGTTTATTAAATAAATTAGAAAAATCCCAAGTACCTCAAGTAGATTATGATTATATAAGACCAATATCGCAAAGTTGGGATGGTACTGAAGAAGAATCATATCATTTTGAAAATTTTGTCCATTTTAGTAACGCCACAGAACGTTTAAAAAACTTTAAATATAAATTAGAATTATTAGAATCATATAACTCAGCATCGGGAAATATAAACGATATAAGTGTAGGAAGTTCTAGTCCTTATGTTAAAAGTAATAAAGGACTTATTGAATCTAAAATACAAAAAGTTATAAAAGGATTTGATGGTTATGAAGAATTTTTATATTATAGTTCAGGATCTTTTGCTTCCTGGCCAAAATCAACAAATACTAAACCTTATATATTAGCATCACCAACATCTTCAGAAGCTAAAACATGGTTGGGATCTGAAAATGATGCTTCCCCTTCATATGGTGGACAATTATTATCATCTTCCTTATTTGATAGACAAAACTATAATGCTTTAAAAAGATTAATACCTCATCATATTATAACAAATAGTGATAATAATTTTTATGTTAAATTTGTAAATATGATAGGTCAACAATATGATGATATATGGCTCCATATAAAACATATGACCGAAATAAATGATACTCATCATGTAAGGGGTGTATCAAAAGATTTAGTTTATTATACTTTAAAGGGCTTAGGATTAGAAACATTTGACCAGTTTGAAAATGATAATTTAATAGAATATATTTTAGGGGAGGGAACAAATCCTGATAAATCAGTAGGGGGCCTAATAATAGGCAATTATGCTATTGGATCAGATAACAGTTATTATAGTGATGGAAAATATAGCTATCAAACTATAATAACAGCATCTAATGATCTTCCTCTTCCTAAAGGAGATATAACTAGAGAAGTTTGGAAACGTTTATATCATAATGCACCTTATCTTTTAAAAACTAAAGGAACAGAAAGAGGTTTAAGAGCATTAATGAATTGTTATGGTGTTCCTTCTTCAATGTTAAATGTTAAAGAATATGGGGGTCCTACAAAAGACAAAACAACATATAAAACTTTTACATATGATAAATCATCCTTTGCTTTAAAAGGAGATTCGGGGACAGGAGGATACTTCCTAAAAACAGATTGGAGCTCAGATTTAACAAATGCTCTATCTGCTTCAGCAAAAACAGTTGAATTTAGAATAAAACCAAAAAGATCAAATGACACATATCATCTATTTAGTTTACATACAGATGATGATGATCATAAAGATGCACAACCAATACTAACTTTAACCCCTTATGGAGGAAATGATATCTCTTCTTCAGGAGACTCAACACAATATGGTAAATTAGATTTATATATTAATGGAACAGTACAAGCATCTACTGCTGATTTTCCCGCATATAATGGAGATTTTTGGAATGTATTTATAGGAACACCAGGAACTTCAGGATCTTCTTCTGAAGTACAATTTGGTGCTTATCAAACAAACTGGCTAAAAAATACAACATCTCATAGAGCAAGTGCAACACTATTATCAGAATATTCAAGATCTGTATCTTGGGGAGATAATGATTTTGGGGGAGTAGGATATTCAGCAATATATGATGGTACTAATAACAACGATGGTATAATAGGAGGATTCCATATAGAACAATATTCAGGATCAGTAGCAGGAGCAAATTATGCTTATATAGGAGGTATGGAAGCAGATAGCCATGATGATTATGATAATGTAGATGGTTTACGTTATTCAGGTTCCCTCCAAGAAGTAAAATATTATTTTGGAGAATTTTTAACAGATTCTACTTTAACTAAACATTCATTAGAACCTTTTATGTATGGGGGGAATGCAATATCTTCTTCTTATGACACAGTAGTATTAAGATTACCATTAGGAAGTAATTTACACCAAAATTCCTCTAGTTTTCATCCACGAAATGAACATACAAATTATTTACCAGGAATAACTAGTAATATAGCTGATGCTTCTGATGGTACTTCTACCTTAAGATGGGAAGAAATAGATGAAGTTCATTATTTACCTACTCCTGATACAGGAATAACAACTACAAGCGAAAAAGTCAGAATAGACACAGGATCTATTGATGATAATTTATTGTCTCATGAAGTAAAATGTGAAAC